GGTACTTCTACGAGACGTTCCACTCCAAGCGCGACTTCTGGAACACCAAGGTGGTGGACGCCCGCACGGTCGAGGGGACAGACAAGGCGGTCTACCAGCAGATCATCGACGAGTACGGGCCGGACTCAGCCCAAGCGCACGTCGAGGTGTACGGCCAGTTCCCAAGCGCAGGCGACGATCAGTTTATTGGCGCCAATACGGTGGACGAGGCCATGAAGCGGGTCAAGTACCAAGACTTGAGCGCGCCCATTGTGATCGGGGTCGACCCAGCGCGGTTTGGTGCGGACGCGACAGTCATCGCCGTGCGGCAAGGGCGCGACATCGTGAAAATCATCCGGCACCGGGGCGACGACACCATGACCGTGGTGGGCTACGTGATCGACGCCATTGAGGAATACAAGCCCACGCTGGTCGTGATTGACGAGGGCGGGCTGGGGGCTGGCATTGTGGACAGGCTCAAGGAGCAGCGCTACAAGATCAAGGGCGTAAATTTTGGAAACAAGTCCAAAAACCCAGTAATGTATGGCAATATGAGGGCGCAGATGTGGGGTGATATGAGGGAATGGCTAAAGACGGCCAGTATTCCGAACGATAGGTTCTTGAAGACGGACTTGATTTCGCCTATGATGAAGCCTGATTCACGTGGAACAATCTTTTTGGAGTCGAAAAAAGACATGAAATCACGCGGTTTAGCCTCGCCAGACGCTGCGGACGCTATTGCAGTGACGTTTGCCTTTCCCGTGGCGCATCGGGGCGAGTACAATGCGCGCACAACCACCCGCCGGACGTATTCAGACACTTCGGCCAACACATCTTGGATGGGAAGCTAGATGGCAACGAAAAAAACTGTTTCTCTAAGCGTAGGCCGAGGCGAAAAGTTGCCGGTGTCCAAGGGCGCGGGCTTGACAGAAAAGGGGCGTGCGAAATACAACGCTGCGACTGGCTCAAACCTTAAAGCGCCAGCCCCAAACCCCAAGACCAAGGCAGACCAAGGCCGCAAGGATTCATTTTGTGCAAGAATGGGCGCCGTAGCGGCAAACGCTAAAGATGGCGAACGCGCTAAAGCAGCCCTTAAACGATGGAAGTGCTAATCATGGCGACAAAACCCGGTCTTTATGCAAATATTCACGCAAAACAGGCTCGTATCGCCGCTGGCTCTAAAGAGAAAATGAGAAAGCCTGGTGCTGCTGGCGCTCCGACTGCCAAGGCGTTCAAAGAGTCTGCCAAGACGGCGAAGAAGAAATAAATGCCGCTTGTCAAATCCAAAACACCCAAGGCTTTTCGCAAGAATGTCAAGGCCGAAGTGGCTGCTGGCAAGCCTGTGAAGCAGGCCGTGGCAATTGCTTACTCGGTCAAGCGTGAAGCAGAAAAGAAAAAGAAATAACATGGCAGACCCAACAGGCATTGTCGCCGCCGCAGCCGTTGCTGTTGGTGGTTCGGCCAAAGACAAAAGCGATGCGGATGTGTTGGCAACAGCACGTTCGCGTTTGGACATGGCCGTATCGGCGCTGTCTGAGTCGCGTGAGGACGAAGTTGACGACCTGAAGTTCTACGCTGGCTCACCCGACAACCACTGGCAGTGGCCTGCTGATGTGCTGGCGACTCGCGGCGCGGTGCAAGGTCAAACCATTAACGCACGACCATGCCTGACAATCAACAAGCTGCCGCAGCATGTGCGTCAAGTGACGAACGATCAGCGGCAGAACCGCCCAGGCGCCAAAGTCATTCCCGTGGACGACAAAGCTGACGTGCAAGTCGCTGAAATCTTCAACGGCATGATTCGGCACATTGAGTATCTGTCGGACGCTGATGTGGCCTACGACACGGCTTGCGAAAACCAAGTGTCCTATGGCGAAGGCTACTTGCGCTTGCTTACAGAGTATTGCGACGACAACACGTTTGACCAAGACATCAAGATTGGCCGCATCCGCAATTCGTTCTCGGTCTACATGGATCCAATGATCCAAGACCCGACTGGTGCGGACGCCAAGTATTGCTTTATCACCGAAGACCTGACCCGCGCAGAGTACGAGCGCCAGTATCCAGACGCAGCGCCCATTACAACTTTGCAATCTTTGGGTGTGGGCGATCAGTCAATCAGCAACTGGTTGAACGAAGACACGATCCGTGTGGCCGATTACTACTACATCGACTATGACCGCGCTACGCTGAACTTGTACCCTGGCAACGTGACCGCCTTTGATGGCAGCCCCGAGGACAAGCAGCTAAAGGCCATCTACGGCAAACCCAAGCGCAGCCGTGAGTCTGACCGCCAAAAGGTCAAGTACTGCAAGATCAACGGCTACGAAATCCTTGAGCAACGCGACTGGGCGGGCAAGTACATTCCCGTCATTCGCATTGTTGGCAACGAGTTTGAAGTCGATGGCCGCTTGTACGTGTCGGGCTTGGTGCGTAACGCCAAGGATGCCCAGCGCATGTACAACTATTGGGTTTCGCAAGAGGCCGAGATGCTGGCCTTGGCCCCTAAAGCGCCGTTTATTGGCTACGGCGGGCAGTTTGAGGGCTACGAAGACAAGTGGAAGACCGCTAACACGACCAATTGGCCGTATCTGGAGGTCAATCCAGACGTCACAGACGGCCAAGGCGCTGTCTTGCCACTACCAGCTAGGGCGCAGCCACCAATGGCCTCCAGCGGCCTGCTGCAAGCCAAAGCGGGCGCGTCTGAGGACATTAAGTCCACAACCGGCCAATACAACGCTTCTTTGGGCATGGGTTCCAATGAAAGAAGCGGCAAAGCTATTCTTGCGCGTCAGCGCGAGGGCGATGTGGGCACCTACCACTACGGCGACAACTTAGCCCGTGGTGTTCGGCACGTGGCCCGTCAGCTTGTGGACTTGATCCCTAAGATTTACGACACCCAGCGTATTGCTCGCATCATCGGTGAAGATGGCGAGACAAAGATGGTCAAGATCAACCCTGACCAAGACCAGCCAGTCAACAAGATCGTTGACGAGCGCGGCATTGTGATGGAGAAAATCTACAACCCTGGCGTTGGCAAGTACGATGTGGTGGCTACCACCGGCCCAGGCTACGCAACCAAGCGTCAAGAGGCGCTGGAGGCGATGGCCCAACTGCTGCAAGGCAACCCGCAACTGTGGACTGTGGCCGGCGATCTGTTTGTCAAAAACATGGACTGGCCTGGTGCTCAAGAGATGGCAAAACGCTTTGCCAAGACCATTGATCCGAAACTGATGAGTGATGGTGAGGACAATCCAGAACTGCAAGCCGCGCAGCAGCAGATGCAAGCGATGGGCCAAGAGATGGAGCAGATGCACCAGATGATCCAGAACGTGGGCAAGTCCATCGAGATGCAAGACATGCAGCGCAAAGACCTTGAAGCCCAAGTCAAGGTGTACGATGCCGAAACCAAGCGGATTAGCGCAGTGCAGGCTGGCATGACCGAACAGCAGATTCAGGACATTGCGATGGGCGTTGTTGCCGCAGCAATGGAGTCGCAAAGCATGATGAATCAGATGCCTGAGATGCGTGAGGAATCCATGCCTATGGAAATGATGCCCCAGCCGGAAATGATGCCTGAAGGCGAAATGATGCCACCACAAGGAATGCCACAATGAAATGCGCCGACTTTATAGGAATCTTGTTCCTAGCCCGCGATGTGACGCACAGCGTTCACTTGAACACCCGCAGCTTTAGCAAGCATGAGGCGCTTAACATTTTCTATAACCGCATTGTTGGTGCGGCTGATGATTTTGCCGAAGCCTACCAAGGCCGAAATGGTCTGATTGGCCCGATTACCCTGCGTTCGGCAAAAAAAACCACCAACGTGATTGAGTTCTTAGAGGAATCGTTGGCTGAAATTGAAGGCGCTCGGTACAATGTCTGTGATAAATCAGACTCGTCACTACAACAGTTGATAGATAATATCGTTGAGATTTATCTACGCACTTTGTACAAATTGAAATTTTTGGCATAAGGAAACATCATGGAACTCTTAAACCCTTTGGCAGATGCTGATTTTCCAGCCAAATCTATTTCGTACACCGGCTCTGCTGGTGTGACTGGCGCATGGCCTGCTGGCCCTCAAGGTGTTGTGGTTTGGTCTGACCAAGCATGCTATGTCTTGGTTGGCGAAAGCGTTACCGCTACCACATCTAGCACACCGATCCCGCCCTTTACACCGATTCCATTTAAAGTGCCTGCTAGCGTTAGCGGCCAATGGCGCGTGAGTGCAATCCAGGTGTCCACTGGTGGCACAATCTATTGCAAACCGATTAATTCGCAATGAGCTTTTTTGGCATTCCTATTCGCAATGGCGTTGCCATAGGGCTTGGCAATGTCATATCGCTGCTTTCTGGCTATGCAGACGCTACCGTGCAGGGCAATCTTTTAACTGAAATCGGCGACAACCTCGTTCAAGAGGACGGCGGTTTGATTTTGTTGGAGTGATCAAATGACCGTCAGTCTTTCTCCTATTGCTGGCGCGGGTTGGCAGTTCTTTGACAACAACGGCGTTCCTTTAGCTGGCGGCAAGTTGTACACCTATGCCGCAGGCACAACCACACCGCAGATTACGTACAGCAGTATCAGTGGGTCAACACCTAACGCAAACCCAATTATATTGGACTCTGCGGGTCGTATTTCAGGCAGTAGTGAAGTTTGGTTAACCAACGGTGTGGCATACAAATTTGTTTTAAAAACAAGTGTTGATGTCCAATTGTGGAGCGCCGATAATGTTTCTGGAATCAATGATTTTAGTAGTCTGACACCCATAATTTACAACGCTACTGGTACTGGTAGTAATGTTACCTTTACGTTGGCAAGCGCTCCATTGAGCGAAAACACAACACAAGTCTATGTCAACGGCGTGTACCAGCAAAAGAATACATATTCTGTTGCCGGTGTCGTACTTACATTTTCTCAAGCGCCTCCAGTTACTTCAACAATTGAAGTAATATATTACTGATTGGATAAATTATGGCCGATTTAAAAATTTCTGCGCTACCGGCGTCAACAACCCCTCTAGCGGGTACGGAAGTATTGCCCATTGTTCAAAGTAGCGCAACCAAACAGGTAAGTATTGCTAACTTAACAGCCGGTAGAACTTTTGAT